AGTTAATGCTCGAACTATTGTTTCACCTGTTTGTACAGCTTTGTTGGCAATATCGGAAAATAGTTTGTCTATCATTTTTCCTGGAATTTCTAATCGACTTGCTATTTTATCGATATTACCAAACATTTTATCGAAAGACAACTTGTTAGCCGTTTTTTCGAACTCTTTTAGACTGTCAACAGTCTTGTCGAAATTAAGCTTTTTGTTTAAGTCGTCTAATGTTTTCATAGTTGTTTTGGCGTTCGACTCGAATTTCTTATTATCAAACGTCATTTGAACTATTCGTTCATCTTTGTTGCTCATCTAGTCACTTCCTTCCAGATTGTTTCTGCTATTTTTTCAAACAACGGTGCGATGTTAGGGCTAATGTAGTCAACACCCTGAACGTATCCGCCGTTTCCTGTTACGTGACCATAGCGAATAAGAACTGCTACCGGTATTCCAGTGTCAGTCTTATTATTATTGCACCACATTATTTTTACTGAATCGTTTTTTACTTCGACTTTGTAATACCACGATGCTGCGGTTTTACCTGTATCGACAGGAGTAGCTTGTGATAAAATATCAACGCCTTGTCTGCCGAATTCATTTAATCTGCTGTAATAGTGTTTTCGCCTTATTCTATCTAAAAGACTGTTAGCGTTGTCAAAAGAACCTTTTACTGTTATCCCTATCATAAGCTACTCCTTTCCATTTTGAATTATTTTTTTAAGACCATTTTTCGCTTACCAAGAAGTGGAGCTCTTGGTGCGTATGTTAACTCGACATTGCTAGGCTTTACATCTCCAAGTACGTCGAATGTGTTTCTGCCGCTGACTGTAGGAATTGAAACAACGGTTTGCTCATAGCTGATTGAGTCTGCATAGTTACCAATCTTCATGAGCGGCT